CTCCATACGGTATCGATACAAAAAATGCATATAGCGGCTCCGGTAAGCTCAAAAAAAGAACACTGAACGCAGACAAAAAAATAGAAAAGTGGGATATTGCACCACCGGTAGAGTACTTCTCTGAACTAGAACGAGTATCGAAAAATCGTATCATTTGGGGCGGTAATTATTTTCCTCTTCCTCCTACTCGATGTGTGATCTGCTGGGATAAGGTACAACCCTGGCAAAATTTTAGCCAGTGGGAGATGGCCTGGACTAGCTATGACAAGCCGGCGAAGTTATACAAGTACGATACAAAAAGAGTAAAGAAAATCCATCCTACACAAAAGCCAGTAGAGCTCTACAAGTGGATACTAGAAGTATTTGCACATCCAGGAGACAAGATACTAGACACTCATTTAGGGAGTGGGAGTATCGCTATAGCGTGTCACGATATGGGATATGATCTAGATGCATGGGAGATAGATACTGACTACTTCAATCTCGCTAGAGATAGAGTATACACACACACTAGACAGATGAAACTTCTATGAATTTATCTGCTCTCCAGTCTATAGTACGTACTACGGCTCTACTCCAGCAAGATGCAGAGCTAGATCCACTCAAGTACTTTAGGCCCACAGCGATACAGGAGGCAGTACTACGAGATACATCTAGGATAGTACTACTGCGAGGCGGTAACCAGATAGGTAAAACCGCATGCGGTGCTTTTGAGACGATCTCGAGATGTATCGGATCACATCGCTACAAACCTGTAGCGGCTCCACCAATAGAGGCATGGATAATCTGCCACTCGTGGGAGCAGAGTAAGACGATCATGGGGAAGTTTCATGCACTTGTACCAAAACACGAACTACATCCAGATGTAGAGTACGTACCGGGTAAAGGTTACAGGGGTACAGGAGCACCGGTGGTAAGGTTCAAAAATGGATCTATCATCAGATTTAAGACTACGAATCAGGGTACACTAGGCCTAGCCTCTGGTACTGTGGACTTTATCTGGATAGACGAGCCGCCACCGCCGGAGTTATTTGGGGAGATCCGTAGCCGTATCACTCGTACACATGGCCACATGCTACTGACTATGACTCCTATCGGAGCACCAGTGGACTATCTGAAACAGATGGTATCGGATAAGATCATATCTGAGCATGTCGGCATCATGTCAGTAGAAAACACTACGCCTCAAGGATGTAGACCACTGATGACCGAAAAAGAGATAGAAGAGCTGCGGCTATCTTATCTACCTATAGATCGTGATGCTAGGATGAATGGAGACTGGGAGGGAGGTATACCGGACGGCCGTATTTTTGATCACTTTGGTGATGAGCACATATCGGACGTCACACCAAATCCAAATAGACAATATGTTTGGACTATCGGTATAGATCACGGTCACGATATAGCATCTCAGGTAGCGATACTAGCAGCAGTAGACGTCACAGATGACAAGCCGATAGTATATATAGTAGATGAGTACATAGCAGCGGGAGCCGCAGCAGAGCAGCATGCTAGAGGTATACTCGCTATGATACGGCGTAACGGTCTAGAGATAGCAAATATACAGAGGTGGACTGGAGATAGATCACACGGAGGATCTAGAGATAACGGTGGAAGGATGAGTAACGCCATGCTCATGGCCGGATTTGCACACGTGCTAGGGTACCCAAAAGATAAGATGCCTTTTAGGATACGTACTGCTTATAAGCCTAAATTTTCAGTGTATTATGGATGTCAAGCGATACATGAGACGATGTGTGATGGACGTTTTCAGATATGGCCTAAGTGTGATAGGACGATCAAGAGTCTAAAATATTGGAGCTTGAAAAAATCCGGTACTATGGATATAATGTCAGAGTGGAAACATGCCATAGATGCTCTCAGATATGCTATAATGCCTATCATAGATACACAGTACAGATCACCAATCGACAGCAAAATACAACTACGGAGATAACTTATGATGACGCCAACTATGCCAATTGCACAGGATGCATACACCCAGAGACGTTGGGAGCACACCGCTCTGCGTAAACGCATGCTTATAGGAGACTGGCTACAAGATCTCATAGATGCTATCGGAGATCATGTACCGGAGTCTAGACAAGCTGCATGGGGTGTACCGGATATGTCAAGTAACATTTTTAAAGCCTCGTCTGGTGCTCTCTGTGGACTCTACTCAGAACTCCCCACAGTAGCAGTACAAGAAGATACACAAGGTCAAGCAGACGGCCTACTAGGTCGCAACGGTCTTATAAATGCAGCCGGTCTATGGCCTATGATGCAACGTGTGCAGTTTTACACTATCGGACTCCGTGAGTGTTTTATACGTGTAGATCTTACAGATGATGCATCCGGTCTCTTATATAGGATAGTGACACCAGACGTTATAGATGCAGAGTCCTCTCCAGGAGATCCAAGTAGACCACACACCATCAAGGAGATGAGACTACGCTACTGTAGCGAGTGTGGGTATGAGTGGACGGTAGACTATCTCTCCATCCAGGATCCACAAAATCCGATATACAAGGTCTACACTGTGGATAGTGACGGATCCTATAAAGATGATAAGACCGAAAAATATCTAGGCATGGAGTTATCTGGTGATCTATATCCCTATCGAGATAGTGACGGTGTACCATATCTACCATATAGCCTCTACCATGCGGAGATCACTGGTAATCTTTTCGATCCATATACTAACAGAGAAGTAGTGGAGGGGGCTCTAAATGCCGCAGTGCTCTATACTTACTTTTTGCATCTCGCTAGAGACTGCTCACACCCACAGAGATATATCATGGGAGCCACGTTGGCCGGTCTCAATACGTACGATAATAATCTATCGTCTAGACGCAATGCGATAGCATCAGATCCAGCATCGATACTCGTTTTCACTCCAGATCCCGATCTATCTCCGGGCCAAAATCCGCAGATCGGGCAATATCAAGCTGGAGGCGATATAGATCAGATGCTCTCCGCTATCACTGTATACGAACGTAGACTAGCTACATATTCAGGGATAAATCCCGCAGACGTCCAAAAGATGAGCGGAGATCCTCGTAGTGGATATGCTATCGCAGTATCTAGATCATCTTTAAGAGAGGCTCAGAGGAAGTACGCTCCATCGTTCAGGATGGCAGATCAAGAGACTATATCCATCTCCGCAAAAATCTCTAACCGTTTTCTAGGTACTGACTATCCGGAGACAGGATATAGAGTGGAGTATCATGCTATCCCACTATCACCAGAGGAGAGCAAAGAACAGAGAGAAAATATGCTATCTCTACTAAATGCCGGTCTTATCTCGAAAGTCGATGCTATCAAGATGTTACATCCGGATCTAGACGATGTAGATGCTAAGAGACTACTACTCCGTATACAGCAAGATAATCTATCAATATTATAATAACCATAAACAAAGGGAAAAAATCATGAGTACTAAAACCATAACACACGAAGGTGTAGAGTATATCGCTAAAGATCATGTAGATGAGATAGTGAGACAACGTATCTCCAAATACACGGAGAAACTGACAGAGGCAGAGACAAAACTACAGCAGTATCAAACACAGATAGACGATGCACAGTCTAGACTAGGCCTAGTAGATCAGCTATCTAAGCAAGTAGAGACACTACAAGGAGATCTAGTGAAGTCACAATCTCTCTATGAGAGACACTCCACTATATCTCGATACGGTATCTCAGATACAGACTCTAGAGATGCTGTGGAGTGGGCATACGAAAGAGCTACGAGTACGATGCAAAAAGACAAGCCGTCTCTATCACAGTGGCTAGATGGTATCCAACAAAATCCAGATAGTGCACCATCTATCATCAAAAATCTTTTTGTAAAATCGGAGACTGCATCTACACAGGTACCATCTCCACAGATACAAAATCCATCTCCACAGGTACAGACTCCACAGGTACAGACTCCATCTCCTAAGACGAACGCCGGAGTACAACAGGTACAATCCACTCCATCAGATCTCCTATCTCGTGCTGGTGATCCGGAGTTTTACTCCAAAAATCGAGAGGCGATCAAAGAGGCTTTCTATCGTCAATCCGGTAAAGCATCATCACCGTTCAAATTTTGATTTATGACAGATTCTGACACTCACATCTAGAGAGATTATGTGATATACTATCTGTGTAGTGCATATCGCTATAGATGGGAGTCGCTATTTGGATAGGTTCACAACCGTAAACAGTGTAGATCCAACAA